TGAATAGAGCCTTCTGCTGCCACCGTCTGAACGGCATTATTGCCCTTGCCCGACTTGTCTTTTACGGCCTTGATCGGGCCGTTGTAGCGGGAGTTAAGCGTTAGACCTGTGTTGCGGTAAAGGGACGCCGTATCGCTCGGGTTCAGCCATGCGCCATTGTCGGATGGGCCGAATAGGCTTGCCGGCGAGAAGCCAGCGCTTCCAGCCGTAAACCCAAAGCCGAACCCAAAGCGCCCGAAGGTCATCGCGTGACGACCGCTACTTGCTGGTTCACGGCGAAAGCAAATGATCTTGTAGAGCCGGCTGCCATTGCTCGTTTGGCAGGATCGGTCAGGGCATTGGGAGCGGTGCCAATGGAAATGAAGACGTTCTCATCGGCGGTGATGGTGACGAACGCTCCATCTGGTCCTGTCAAGGCAGCGAGGCCAGTAAATGCTGTCGCCTGGTTAGACCCGGTTGGCGTAATAGCGGCGCTAGCGAGCAATATGCCTTCAACTGGAACCGGGCCGAACGCACCGAACGCGCCGGCTTTGGTAACCTCAATACACGTGGCCATGGTTATCCCTCAAAAAGAGAAAGGCCGGAGCTTTTGGCCCCGGCCTGTGGTTTCACCTGAAGACGTTGGCCTGCTTGTATTCGGCAAGCTTGCGCGTCACGACGTCCATTGAAGTCTTGTCGTCGATGGGGTTGTTGCCGTCATCCAGCAGCTTGGCCTTGATGGCCTCTGCCCTGACATCGACATCAACCTGCTCTGTTTCAGCCTTGGCCTGTTTCTTGTTGGACGCGTCGTCAACAAGCTCAAGATGCTGATCTTCGGGTCCAACCTTGCCCGAATATTCAACGATCTCATCCGGCTCGACGATGCGGCCGTCAATGTAGGACACGGCCTTGACCAAATAGCGCGCCATGTCAGAAGCCTCCGGTGTTCAGACCGGAGGCGTAGTAGACCTGAGCCTGCCGATCCATGACGACGCCGGCCGATACCGTACCGGCGCCGAAAGTGCCGACGACGGTATAGGCAACGCCGATGTAGCGCAGAACCTGCGTGCTCTTCGAGATGGCAGGAAGCTGGATACGCAGCCATTCCGAGCCGGCGATGAGATCAGCCGCTACGATGGCCGGCGTCGATACGATCGTCTGGGCAGACGACAGATCAGCGTTGGCCGAAGTGATGTAGCTGAACTGCACCGAGGTGCCGCCAGTCAGTGCGGTGTTGACGCCAATGTAGAGTTCAAGATCATTGTCGCCGGGTCCAAGATCGCGGGCCGTGCCGAGATCGATGGTATTGGTCGAGACAGCAGTGGTGGTGATCGCCTGCTTGTCCGACAGCAGAGTTTCTTTGTCCACAATCATGGACGTTCTCCAGTGTTGGGATTGAAGGAAGGCAGAGGCCGCAAGGCCTCAGACCACTCGCGTCTCGGTGTTGAGGATCTGGTCGCACAGGCGAACAGGCACGCCGCGGAAGGACAGGAAAGGCTGCCCCTGCGAAGGCTGGATCGTCTGGAAGGCCAGCGTGGTCTTCTCCATCGACTGGATATCGGCCCAGGTCTTGACGGCACGGTTGACGTAGAACGCCGCCTTGCCGACGGGTGCCGAATTCGGAGATGCATTACCGTTCGCGGGAAGATTGGGGATCTTGTTCAGAGCCTTGATCATCAGGCGATACAGGTTCGGCGGGGTCGTGGACTGCAGGCCACCAGCGGACGAGGTCGTATCGATATTGGCGATGCGCACGGCATAGCGCCAATCACGTACGGTGAGACCGCACTTCCACTGGTACTTCGTCTGGTAGGCCTGATAGCGGCCCCCGGCAGCATCCAGGATCGGGGCCGCCGTGGTGACGTCCTGATGCGACAGGCCGGCAATGCTCCCCTTCGGATAGATGCCGTGGATCGTATTCGGACCCCAGACAACCAGCCAGATCGAGGTATTGGCCGAAGCCGTACCGCCAGCATCGATGATGTTGGTGCCGTTGCCTGCCGACAGAGACGAGTAACGGGGAGCCAGGCCGGTGATACGCTCCGGGTTGACGCCGATGGACTCGTAGAAGGCAGCCTGCTGGAACTGCTGGTTCATGCCCTCGATGAACGCCATGTCTTCCGTAAGCCGGAAGGCAGAGGTGTTGCCATTGAGGTCGGCAAGATCCTTGTCGATCACGGCGTAGGCTTCAAGCATGCCCGTCACGTCGGTGACCTTGGCGGTGGTGCTCTTGCCGGCCGGAACGCCATAGTTCAGACGGCGCCAGGTTGCGGAGGGCAGACCGGTACGGACGGTCGTCACATGGCCGGTCGGCAGATTGCCTTCCACCCAAGGGATGTCCATCAGCATTTCATTGGTCTGGCTGAGAAGTTCGGCAATGGTCGTCTGGACCTTGCCGTCATCACCACTGCGCGTCGCGATATCGATGAGAGTGGGGTAGGTGTTACCAATGGTGGACATTGGCTGTTTCCTTTAGCGTGACCTTACCTCTTGAAGGGATCGGTCGGGTAAAGGGTCTCTGCGGCTGACTTGGGCTGAGCTGCTGCACCACCGGTTACAAACTTGTCTTCCGCGTAGAGAGCGCGACCTGCCTTCGCCATGGCCTTGGCCAAGACGGGGGAAAGGATCATGCCATCGGGATCGAGCAGACCATTGCTTTTGAGTTCACCAAGAAGCGCCTCACCACCGTTCTGGTTGATGAAGCGATCGGCAAACTGAATGTTCTGCTTGAAGGTGTCGGAAGACTTGTCGCCCCAGGCCTTGACCAGCTCACCAGTGGCAGCCGTCGAGCGCTGCACGAGCGCTTCGACCTGCTTGGTATAGTCGCCGGCACGGTCTGAGACGAACTTGTCATGGAGGATCTGCGCCTGCTTGGGGGTCAAGCCGGCTTCGTGCGACCATGTCTTGTAACGATTTGCGGCCTCGCCATCATAGGGCATGTCCTGAGGCAAGCCTTCGGGCAACTTGAATTCGTATGCCTCGGGCTTCTCGGGACGCCCTACCTTGGCGTAGAACGCATCCCATTTCTCCTTGGGAGCATCCTGGGCTGGTGGTGTCAGGGCCTTAGCCTTGAACTCGTTATACTCTGATTGGATCTTGTCCGCGTGGCGGGCAGATTCGACCACAGGATCCCAAGCCTTATAGCCTTTGCTTTCGACCCATTGCCGGCTTTCTGCATTCTGCAGGCCCGCAAAGATGTCCGACGTCGCTGCTGCCGTTGACCCGTTGGTGGCAGCTGCTGCGCTGGTTCCTTCCGAGGTTCCCGCCGCGGCGGCCTCAGTTGTCACCTGATCTGTCATTAAATGATGCCTTCGTTCGAACTGACGAGCGTTTCAGCGCGGGCGGCTTCCACCAGCGCGGCCTTCTCCTCGTCAGTCAGGTTGAGGAAACGAAAAAGCCGCCCGAAGGCGGCTCGCATGCCATCCGAAAACGCTCGGTCATCGGGTGGTATCCCTTGGCCGTTCACCCGATAGAAACCGGTGAAGTCGGCAAGATCTGCCAGCACGATCTGCACATCAGGATCATGCGGCTTGAACACATTGTTGTAGGCTAAAGCTAGCTTAAGAGCCGCCTCGGAGCCGCGGGGATTGCGACGGAGAAGACGCGCGATCGGCAGCCACCTCACTGCGGCAATGCTCCAGCCTGCCCGTTACCAACAATGGCCGCAGCCTGCCCAACGGCCGGCACGATATTCTTTGCCGCGTCGCCGCCGGTCTTGGCCATCTCAAGCCCAGCCTGGAGCTGTTGCATCTGCTGTTTGGCCTGCCTGGCAGCGTCACGCTCATCAGTCGTCTTGAGAATCTTATGCGGTGCGCCCTCAATCTCGGTGATGCTGTGCGCCACTTCATCCAGATCGAAGTTATCCACGATGGTGGGATCGATCTGCGCCAGAGGGATAACGGTTTGCAACGTGCGCTGGATGCCGATGCCCTCAGCACTGCGGCGCAAGCGATCCAGTGGCGATGTGAACCGTGCTCCGAATTCACGCCCTGCGAGGCTCTCAGGGGGCTCCAGAGGCGACCCTCTGCGCATGGCTCCCTTACGCTCCAGAATGCCGGCAAGCCGCTCAACCTCACGCGCCATGGCGTGCTGGAGCTTGCCACCGGCCGGCCCGAGCAGTTCGCCCTTCTCATTTGCCCGGATCATCGCCTCCGTGGCGGTCATCTGGGGATTTTGCAGCAGGATCTGGAACAGCGTTACATAAAGGCTGTCGTTGATATTCTTGCGCTCTGCTTCCACGATCTCCTGCACGAAGTCAGGGCGCTGCATAGTGAGGATGGGCTGGATCTTCATCCGGCCTTGGCCGTCGATCGCGTTGTAGTTGATAGCCCTCGGGTTGAGATTCGGCCGGTTCATCACACCATCATGGGCAATAGCCATGGGCGGATCGATGAACTGTTGCAATCCACGAAGCGCCGTCTTCCGCACGGCATTCAGGCCCTTGATATCAGACAGGGCCATCATGACCGGGGACTGAGCGTACGGGATATTCTCCTCTACGGGCTGCCAGTAGTATACGACGAACGGGAACTCAAAGAACCCACTTTCGCCCATCAGTTTCATGTTGTCGCGATCGAGATAGAACGATGCGTATTGCGAGCTCTTGGCACTGTTGCCGATGCTTCCACGCTCTTGCCGCGGCTGCACGGCGTGGATGATGGTAAACATCCGGTCTTTCTCGGACTGGCTGTCAGCTGCTCGCTTGACGCTATCCGCCACATTGCCTTCAAAACGCTGCATCATCTGGCGAGCGGTCATCGTGAATTTTCGATAATGCGTATCTGGCTCGCCCTGGGCATCGACCGCCAGATAGCTCTGGCTCAAAGGCAGGTAGCGATAGAGAGCCGGCACTGCATGAGCGGCAGTACCCATATTCTCTTCGACGAAGACAATACCGCTGCCCAGCGCAATAGCCGAACGCAACGCCTTCTGGTGTGCCCCGATAAACCCGGACTTCGGATTGTATCTCACCGCAAACATGTAGTCGCGGTAGGTCTCGAAATACTCCTTTTCCTCATCGCTGCTTTCAGGCGACAGGGGGTCGGTGACCGCCAGCCCATGCCACTTCTCAGACTGAGGCGTGACGAGGCTTTCCATGCCCGAAGCCAACCGATCGACGGCACGCAACGCCGTATCATCATAGCGCACGCGGCCACGCTCAACCGATGGAGGCCCGGCGGCGAAGTTATCGTAGGCGCTCGGGTTGAGAGATGAGGTGCCTGGCACAAAGCGCGCGACATCCGGCAGGCAATAGTTTGCGATCTCAGTCCACACGGATTCCCAGATGGTGCGCCCGTTAGCCAGGGCATCCATGCGAGTGATGAGATCGTTCTCGATACCCATGACTACTGCGTCTGCCCCAGCAACGTCGCGCGGTTCACGTTCTGCCCAAACGAACTATCGCCAAGGCCACCGGTAAGCTGCGTCTGGTCAGCGCCATTCTGATTGCGCGCACGCTTCAAGCTGGACTGCACTGCGGCCTGGTTGGCGTCATCAGCCCGGTTCGGGACTGGCGGCGGCTTGGGAATGGGCGGGGGCTTGGCGGCGAAACACATGGTCAGGCTCCAGAGATAAGGGTCAAGCCAGCGGCGACGCCCGAAAGAACCGCTATGGCGGTGAATGCGAGGTTGGCGTACCAAGCCTGCATGATCGGGTTGTGCTGGTCATAGACAAGCGCTGCTGCAAACTGAGCAGCATAGGCAGCGCCAGCCGACAACAGCGCCAGATAGAGCGCGGCATGGTTGCCGAGGTAGAGCGAAGCTACGAAGACGCCAGTCGTATACAGGGCGCCCCAAACATAGACGCCGATGATCATGAGGGTTTGCATATCAGTCTTTCTTTTGGGTTGCGGCATAGGTTACGAAATCGAGCCCATCCATGCCGTAATCTACCGCAATTCCCTCTCGGGCGAATCCTAGCCTTTCGAGCCATCTGTGGCTGAGATCATGGTCAACAGCCGTCCGAACCTCGATGCGGCGAAAGCCCTGACGGATCAGCATCGGCCTAACATCCCGCAAGGCGAACCGCGTCACGACACCCATCACCTTGCGCATCCGGCGCGTTCCATAAGCCCAGCCACTGCCAAGCCCCGTGAACAGCTTCGACACTCCGAAGCAGCACACCGGCTCATCATCGAGCCAAGCCACCCAGGCGAGGCCGTCAGACGAAGCAAACAGCGCGTAGCCGACATAGGTGTCACTTTCCTGGATGACCGCGCCTATCTCTCTGCGGTCTGCCTGCCTCATGTTCGCTGCGACGAATGT